TCATCATCTTCTTCCTCTTCCTCGTCTTCCTCATCGTTTTGAGGTGCTTGACTACTTGCCTGTATGCTAGTCATCAAGTCTTTATACTCCTGAGAGTTTGCGAAGCTCGGATCCATTCCGGCCAAAGCTTCAATTTGTCGAAGTTGCTCCTGCATCCCTGGATCTAGCTCTGCAACAGCCGGGCTGTCAAAGATGTCCTGAGATGCACTTTGAACTTCTTTTTCGAAGTTTGTATCACTCATACTTTACTTTATTTGTTCAAAAATAATCATTTATTGCAAACCCTGCATTTTAATTATATCTCTTTCGGTCTTAGCACCTTCTTTAAGAGCTACTTTTTCCATCTCTTGTTGATGTGCCATATCTTGCATTTCAAGTTGTTTTTGCTCTTGTTCAGCTTGAGCTTGTTGCAATTGACCAACCATTTCAGCTTGTTGAGCTCTACCTTGAATAGCTCCTTCGTTAGCAGCTTTATCAGTTTGTTGTTGAGCCATCAACTTATCTCTTTGGAATCTACGTAATCCGTCTGCAACCAACTCAGGTGTAGCACGGTTAAATAGGTTAGCAAATGTGATTTGGTCAATCATACCTGCCTGAAGTAAAGTAAACAACAATTGGTTTGCTGCATTAATTCCTTGCTCAGGAGTTTCAGAGCGTTTGATGAAGATTCTGTAATCCTGTAGCAAATGATCTTTAGTAATTGTAATTCTTCCAAGTCCGTCATCACCTACCATCATAGCAAGTTTACGAGGATTGTCGTGATAGATAGCTTTACCTACAGTAGCCATATGCTCGTAAGCCTGACGTAAGATTGATGTCAATGCCCAATAGAATGGCTCCTGAACTAATGAACCACGTTGAATCTGAGCTTCAACTACACCAACTAACATATCACCACCACCTTGAGTACCTGTCATCGCCTCATTCACACCTGTAACATCTTGAATAGATTGTTGTACAGCTTGAATAACTTGGAACATCTGTAATGTACCCGGACCAATGTTTGTACCATATGTGCCAATAGCATTCTGTACCGATCCAACACGGTCAGTATCTACGAAGATTGGTTTAGAAGAGTTGATGTTACGTGTGATATCAGCTTCACCATCTCTATCGTCAACTGCTGACTTAGAAATAACTGTACCGCTACCACGCATATTTGCCATCTGAGACTCGATAACAGAAATAGTACGGTTAAGGAATCTTTGTGGATCGATAACGTCATCTAGTGGCGTAAGAACCTCTCCACGGTCATATACCCACGTGTAACACTTGTATGGGAATCGAACATTTGCAGGGTCGTAAAGATTCTTCTCTTGGTAAGGCATAATACCATACTCAAGAACGATGTCACCATATCCAATCTCCTCTTGAGGAATCATAATGCAGTAACGAAGAATATCTACGTAGATAGTTTGTTTCTTCTTGTTACCCATCTCCTCTTTATGCTTTTCAGTCTGAGGTTCGATGAGGTCCTTATCAGTATACTTAGATGTAGGGTCATTAACCATGGTGTAGTAAGGATATCCGTACTCATCCATGACCCATCCGTATTCTTTTTTCTCAACGTCTTTCCAATACACTTCGTAAGTAGGAACTTTACCACCAGGAATGGTGTAGATTCCATTTACAATCTTGTGCATATTGTTTTGGTTCGTGTGGTTTGAGTAATTCTCAATAGCCTCACGCTCATCGTTTGTTAGATGTGGGTATTTCTCAAATATAGATGGGCTATCCATGTAGTACCACTCACCCATAAACTCAGCATCAGTTAAGTCAGGCTTTTTAGCGGACATATCCCACAAGAAAAATAATGGGTTAATAGCCTCAGCCATGTAGTTCTCTGCCATCTCGTATCCTTTGTAGATACCAAGACCACAAAGAGCTAGATTACGTGTAATCTGAGTTTTAAGTTCATCAATGTTTACTTCATTGGCAATAAATTCAATGAGGTTGTTAATGTCTTTCTCGTAGTTTTCTACGAATGTATTGTAGAATAACTCTTCAGTTTCCATTTCAGTATCCATTACAGGATTGAACTCCTGAATGATTTCTTTTAGGAATGGCATTGCTTCGCCAACTTGTTGAAGAGATTTAAGTCTTTTTAATTCTTGCTCACGCTTGTTGATTACGAAATCAGATACGCAGTTAGCACGAGCATCGTATGATAAACGAATAGCATTACCAACGTACTGTTGTACCATTGGCTTGATTACGTTTTTTGTCCATTTAAGTCGGTTACGAACATCTCCTGACTCATCCAAGAAGAATGCCTCAATGTCCTCTTCGAAGATCCATTGTCCATCCTGTCCTTTAAAGAATGACCAGTTGATTAAGCACTTGTTGATATACCTGCGATAGATATAGTTGCTCATAATAGCTAAACAATACTTCGCATATTCCTTGTGGTAGTCCTTATCCTTTTTTCCTTGTAGCTTATTAGGTCTAAGTCTACCTGTGCTGAACATATAACTCATATCACTTCAATACATCATTAATTTTAACGAGCACTTCCTTCCTAGTTTTCTTCTCTACAGTCTTCGCTCCGTATGCCGATTCTAAATTTTTAATCATACCCGGTAACTCATCATTAACCTTGACAACTAAGTCAGTGTACTTCTTCTTTTCATCAATGTCCATGGCCGCAAGTGTCTGTGAATCAAGGACAATCATTTCGTTCAATATCTCGAACATATATTGCGTCATCAACTTTGCCCTCAACCTGTACTCAGGATTAAATGACTCCATCTTTTTGACGGCATTGACGATATAGTCAGGAAGCTCTCCCCTAATAATCTCGCCAAGGTCTTTACGGATGTGGTAGTCTCTGCCATAGGTTAATTCTAGGGCTTTTGACAACCGATCCTTTTTGCTTAATCTGTAAATCGGACTTGTTCTATTTCCGAGCAACCAACTAAGTCTTACCTCTTTTGCTTTTAATCCTTTAAATTCGTCTATCTCAGCTAACTCAGGGTACTCTAACCTCAGATCGTTTTCTGTTTCTAAACCGAATAGAACTAATTCAACTTCTTTTTCAGCCATAAAAGTAATAAAAAAATAGGGTAGACAATTTAATGCCTACCCTACAAAGATAATTAAATTTTAATTATACAGCTGGGCAACCCAAGAAGTCAGCTACAGGTGTGTAAGAACCGTTCAAGATTGAAGTCAATTTTGTAACAGTTGCAGCAGCACCAGCATCAGCAGCGTTCAAGTATACCAAGGCAACAGCAGGCTTGTAAACCTCAAGACCATTTACGATGTTGCTACGGATAGCTTTACGGTAAGTGATCATGTAAGTTTGGTAAAGAGCAGCAGTAACCAAACCAGCGTTGTTGATTTGAGCAAGAACTTGTGATGGAGTACCAGCAGGAGAAACCCATGCAGTAGAATCAGTCACAGTAGCACCTACAGGAGCAACTACGTTCAATGCACCAAAACCAGCGTTGTCAGCTGTGATACGAACAGTTGTAGAACCTGTAACAACAGCAGAAAAATAAGCGTTGATATCAGCATTAATCTCAGCAGCAAAAGCAGTAGCTAACTCAGCAGCAGTAGGAGTAGCATCTACACCAACAGTGTAAGTACGAGCTTGGAAAGTTGCGTTAGTTTCAACACCACCACTGAAGAAAGCTTGAGCGTAAGGAGCAGAAACAGTCAATGCGTAAAGTCCGTTAGCAACTAATGAAACAGCAGACAATTGAACATCAACTACGTTTGCAGTACCGTTAGTACCAGCAGTGTAGCGGAAACCAAGAAGGTCAGTAGCTTTGATCTTAAGAGCAGTAGCACCAGACTCATCTTTGATTGTTAAGCGACCAGAAGCAAGAACTACGTCAGTAGCTGCAACCGGAGTGTTTAGTAACAATGCAGAATCAGCATTGATTACCGGAAGTTTAAATGTAATAGCCATTTTAAATTAAATTATACACCGACATAAGTCTGTGTGGTTAAAAAATAACCATGCACCGTGCATAGTACTCGGCAAATATAAAACAAAAAATCAATAAAAAATTTTGGGTTTGGGTTTTTTTCTTTTTCTTTTTGATTAAGTATATGTGAGTATATACGTAGTATATACGAATATATAGTTAATCTTTTCTTTTCTCTTTTTCTTTTTTTGCTTCTTTTTTTCTTTTTCTCTTTTCTTATTTTTCTTTTTCTTTTTTTAATTTTTTCGTCAAATATTTTGCGGATTAAAAAATAGTCCATAGATTTGTCCTGTGAGTTTAGGGAATCAGCATACAAAGTTTTTAGAGGTTAATCAACTTAAGGCCCTCGCATCCCTTCCCAACTCACACACAGTGGGGGCCTTTTTTTATCATTATGGAAACATTAAAAGCAATTTGCATTAACGACAAGGGAAGACCTGCTGACTACGTAGGCCCATGGATCGAGAAAGGCACAACGTACACCGTAACCAAAGTTGTAAAGCTTGTAAAGCATCACATGGCTTTAGGCTTTCAACTTGAGGAAGTTCCATTTCCTGAAGGAAGTAAGTACAAATACTTTTTAGCTGCTAGGTTCAGACCTCAGACTGAGGATGATGATAATGCTGAAGCTGCGTTTGAAGAGTTAATGGAGTCACTTGCTGTTACGGTATTAGATTAGTTTTGTTACAGGAGCAACTAAATAAATTCACTGATATCGTTTTCCATGAAGACGAGCATAAGTATACCTACAATGGCTACGAGTGTAGATCAGTAACTACTCTTCTCAAAGACTACAAACATATCTTTGACGATGTCCTAATTGCAGGCAAATATGCTAAGAAGCACGGGATGGAACTTATTGATGTTCTTAAGAATTGGGATCAGATACGTGAGAAATCCGGAACCATAGGAACTGAAGTTCATAAATACGCTGAGATGAAGTTTCTTCAGAAGGCATATATACCTCATTGGTACGAATATGACCCACCTATGCAGCTTTTAACCTACGTAGACAACTTCTATCAAGACACTAAGAATAAGTTGATTCCTGTTAAGCTAGAGTTCGTTATAGGAAGTTTTGATAAGCGTCTATGTGGAATGATTGATAAGTTATTCTGGAACGTAAAAGCTAAAGAACTACAGATTTGGGATTATAAGACTAGCAAGAAGATTGAAACTAGCAGTCCGTTTAAGAATAAAATGCGAAATGGATTACAGCATTTAGATGACTGTGAATATAACACATACAGCTTACAATTAGGCATATATAAAAAAATAATTGAGACGGAATGTCAAATTAAATTAGGTAATTCCTATATTTGTTGGTTAAATGCAGAAAATGACAACTACAAAGTCATTAAAACAGCCGGCATGGAACAGGAAGTAGACCTAATTTGGAATTCAATATGAGCACCTCAAGTGCATACTCTAGCAACAAGCTACAACAAATCCTAGATAACGGAACTCAGCACTTTATCATAAAGTCTTACATCTATCCTGCCTTCGAACATCAGCGTAAAAAACCCGAATATCATCTATATTGGATCAATATGAATAAAGGCGTATTTGAAGATATGCCTAAGTATAGACATATGTCATTTAAGATGCTAAACAAGAAAGAAATGAAATTATTCTTTTTGATTATGGATCAGTACCATATGCCTATCAATAACAAACAGGGAATAGTTTGGGAGAATAAAAAACTAGGCCTAGATAAAGACCTAGTTCGTTATAATTTTTAATAATTAATCTTTTAAGATATTAGATAATCAATCAAATCTTGAATATTTTCAAATGATTGTTCATTAATTGTTACTGACGTATCTAAAAAAATAATTCCTTTATTAGTTGGAATATGAGCTTGAGTTGCATTAATTTTAACAGCATCGCCGTCAAAAATATATGATTCTGAATTCATTTCAAAACCATTTTCTATTTTTAAAATATTAAGCATTGATGTTTAATTTAGCTAGTGTAACTTGAGATGTAGATGTTAAAGATGAAGCACCAACTGCAATAATTATATAATTATCATAAGTTGAGTTTAAAGCTATAGTACTAACAGGGCCACCTGTTGTTGCAACAAAGTCATCAATTATTGCAAATGATGAATCAATTACTTGTAACTGAGAATTTTTAAATAAAATTGTTCTGTTAACATTTGTTGCGTATGTTTTACTTAGAGCACTTGTAACAACGGTTCCTAATAGTGATGCACCAACTAAAGAATTAGCTGTGTTTTTGTAAATATTGCAACTAAATCCTGTTGTTGCTGAATCATTTTTTTCAATTCTAAATAACAACTCAATTATTGCAGGGTCTGTTGCCAATGTATTAGCAGGAATTAAAATTGATTCTGAAATCTCTAAAGTTCCAACATTTGGTCCAATTACAGCTCCCCCATGTGGATTAACGTAAAATGTAGGTGTAAGTTCATTAACATATGAAACAATATCATTAATATCCTCTACAATATATTTTTCATTAGTGCTTTGACCAAATCCTTTTAATTGTGATCGTTGTTGAATAGCCATAATTAATTAATTTATAGACAAAGATAATACTATTCTAATTGAGTATCTTTAAGATGCGTCCGGTACGTTTGTCTACCTTAGCAAGCTTCATACGGAAGTTAGTTTCCTTAGATTGAACATATTTTGTCACCACGTGCGTTTCCTTATCCTGAGACTTGATATTCTCCGGGTCATATCTAGTATGCGCCTGAGCGTTTATATATGCAAAGGCAATAGCAAAGATGGCATCATCATAATCGTATCGAGTATCCGCTGCTTGGTAACGAGTCTGTCTATGACTAGTTGAGCTCTTCAAATCCTTTTCTACAAATGTCTTGAGCTGCTCCCACAGCCAGGGAACGTCTATATTGATGCCATAGGCATCAATCATTTCCTCGACTTTCGCAATAATTCTCGGTGCCGTATTAGCTTTATTGGAAATGCCGAACCATTTCCCACCATAAGTCTGAAAGTATTCCGGTAGTTGAGTGTTAGCAGTAAATTTTGTCTTGAAACCGTGAATTTCTTGAAAATCTACGTGCATATCACCAATGTTATTCTCTACAAGTTCTTTTATACCACCTCTACGTTGCTGATCGTAGTACAAACTTTGCAGTAGTACCTGTAGGTAGGTGTATTTAAACTTGCGATCACGGTGGAATACTACGGAAGCTACGGTATTAGTCAGGGAATCCCATATGGCACTACACATCATGGAGTGTCCTGTCTCGGAGTTGATGGGGTCAGTACCTTGGTACCATCTGTTCTTCCACACTTCGTTGTTAGGTGGATGATGTACAACCATTGCTGTGGTGGATACGTCTTCTCTACCTGAGGTGTTTATCCATCTAGCCCCTATGATACGGTATTCTGTGATCAAATCGGGAGTAGGTTGGCTCATGTCCATAATAGGTTCGAAGTATCCGTACTCAATAGGCACATCTTTACCGTATATCTCGCTTAATCTTTGGTTACAGTAATGAATCGGAACGAGTGTTCTCGCTTTCCGGAGGAACATATCGTCAATTGTGATAGGATAATGTTGGTGGAACTGGACTTTTGCGACTTCTCCTTTTTTGGTTCCCTCAAGTGCCAGGTACGCTTTGCGTTCATTGGCAATGTGTTGGTCTGTGACCCCCCTACGGGCGTAAGCGTTAAAGAATAATGGTATGATTCCATACTCAAAGTTTTTATCCCTCCACTGACTGAGACACATTTTGAACTCGGCTTCGAATACTGATCCACCTTTGTCCATCTCGCCTCCTGTACCCCATGCAATAAACTGTTGCTGCATGGTCATTTTGCCTGTTTCAGGGTTGTACTTAAATAAGGCAGGTCGACCTTCACGCATCATCTCACCGAATATGTCGAATAGACCAATCTCATCGATGAATACTGCTGATGGTGAACCACCGTTGATTGCATCTACCTGAGGACTATCTACCTGAAAGCGTGATGCACCACCTTCGTCACGACCTTTCTTCTCACCCTTCTTATCGAATGACATTACTTGGTCTGTCCAGTTTCTAACGTCCTGAGCTATGTAATCAGGAATTTTAGTGTATGTCCACTTTACTTTATCTCGGAAGATCTCGACACCCTTATCCTTGGAGTGGGTAACGAATTTAATGAAGTAGGATTTGTTGAGGTTTACACGCTTCATACCTGCAAGACACATGGTTGTGGTAAAACCAATTTGTCGGGCTTTACCAATCATCATTGAGTATCCGCAGTCAAATAGGAATAGAAGAACCTTCTGTGCATCCCATGCTTGGTAGCGGAGCATACCGTTCTCGGACTTATCTTCCTTAATGAATCCGTATTTATTACAGAAGTAGAGTGTGTTGTCGTTACATTTCTGTATCTCGGTTGCTAACCAATTGTATTGATCCTCTTCATTTACAAAGTCTGTAATGAGGGTATCATCTTCTAGCCAGAGTCTGGCTTGTTCGCAGTACAGATCGAAAGGCTTGAAGCTTACTTTATTCTGCCAACCGCTGTTTATGCTGTCAATCCAATCCACGAATGGTTTTGGATAATCAAATTCAGCATGATTAGGCTTCCAGTCTGTAGTAAGTATTGGCCTTCGAGCTACACCGTCTTTAGTTTGACGCATATAGCAGTTTGGAATTAATAGTTTTTCATTCCTTTTTTCATAGCAGGCTTAGTGGATTTACCCTTAGGCATTTTTTCCATTTTAGCTTCGCCTTTAGCCATTGCTTTCTCAATAGCTTTTCCGATTTTCTTTTTCATCATCGTTTTCATAACACTAAATTTAATTAATCACAGTATTTTTTATCCTTGGTATTTTTGTACATCAACTTAAATCCAGGCTTACAAGCGCAAGACATATCTTCCTTAAGACTATTGGTTGATGCCGGACGGCCCTCTACTCGACCTTGGCCTAAGTAGCTACCATTCTTCTTGGGATTTGATGCCCAGTATTTATCTCCTTTCATAATCAATGTTTTGTCAAAGATAAAAATTATTTGTATACGAAAAAAGGGGCCGAAACCCCTTTCCAATCAAAACAAACAGTATACAAACAAAAAACAAGAGTTCAAATATAATAATTATAATGGAAACTTACAACTATCTACTAATTTTTCTGTGCGATCAGTGTTATTCTTTTTATCTATGGTTCTTTTAGTATCTATAATAAGGATTCTTCCACCTACAGGTTTGGCAGGTGCACCTCGTTCTATGTGCCATCCCTTGCTACCGTCACCGTACTCTTCTTTGTAGGTACCGGTAATCATCATATGTACCTGCTGATGTTTATTACTCCATCCTTTTGCTATAGTATGATCAATGGTATCACGCACTATGTTAGTGCATTTATTCTCGTGGATATGTCCCATCGAAAAGACCTCAAAATCCTCATACATCTCTAGGGCTCTAGTCAAATTGATTTCACCACGGGTCACTATACCCCCACCTCCCGAGCCATGAAAATATTTAATCTTGGTAGATACTCTATTGTTAGCTCTAGGCTCCTGTTTAACCACTAGCCATCCACCATATCCTCCGGTCTGTACGTTAGTATGGTTTTTGTAATTAAGAAGGTCAACAAAGCGCTGAAGTACATCTGTCTCATGGCGTTTAAGTATTGCGGTTTCGTGGTTGCCGTATCCAACAACGGTAATTAGGTGTGCGTATGGTGTAAAGAAATCTACTGCCGTTTCAATAATAGAATCTAAGTAGCGAATATTGTTATGCTCCGGGCGTATGTCAGACTTAGTACCCCTTGGGTCCCATTTTCCTTGCATGAGACAGAATGTATCTCCGTTAAACACCATGGGCATAGATTCTTTAAGGCAGTAATCTAGGTGTCTCTTAAGTAAATCCCAGT